TCTTGCATCACATCGCCCCTTTGATCTGGACTGTATCAGACCGTCTAAAACTTTTCCATGTATTTATCATGTTGTCACCGTAACCGCACCCACTGAACCTGTAACCGAGTTGCCGCGCAAACTGCTTATGTCCGCTAGGGTTATCTTAACATAGCCCATTAAGCCCTCTGAGTTAGCCCCTTGATACAAGCTACCTGCTTCTAAGCCCTGATCGTCCGTCTGTAAATTGGTCAAAACTAACGCCGTATTTCTACCTTCTCCGGGGTTCTGCATTTGATCTAAGTACACGGCAAAGGACCGAATAACCTCATCAAAGTACGTCTGATCGTATTCCTGCGGCGGAATTGGAAAAAACGGGCGGACTAGATTCCTAGACATTATCTTCTGCCGTCAGGTCTAACTTCGACTCTTGGAGTACCCAAGCGCCAAGTGGTTTCTGTCGCAGTGCTTTCAACCTTTAAGTTAAATGACCGTCCGCGCAACCGCGTTCTAACTTCAGTGGTAAACTGCTCAACAGGCGTTGAGGCAGTCTTTGATACTACATCTTCGTCGGTATGTAAGTATTTACCGCCCGGAAAGTTTCTAACACCCAGAGTAAACGTAGCTGTTGGTGTATTGGCAGTGGAATCGCGGAACGTAATGTCTGGTATAATTCTTGACAAGAAAGCAAACTGATCCCCGTCACCCAAGTCTATCTGACTGCTTTCGATGTGTGAGGCAATAGCGGACGCTGGAACTGTGCTGCCGTCATCTAAACCGCTTTCGTGTTCATACAAATAATGATCCGAACTTGCTGCTATGGGCAATGCGTCAACGCCACGGTCCACCCAAACCGTTCGATCTAAAGTGCCGTAGTACCAAACTTGCTGCTCATAATTAAACACAACATAGCGGTCATTTTCGTCACTATTAGCCGAGGGGTAAAACCACCATATTTCTGAAAAAGAACTATTGTTTGCCGCAGTTACCTTTTGAATCTGTTGTTCGTTAAAATCGGAAAACACGTAATCTTTTACCGTACAGGGTAGCTTGTTAACGGCACCCGCATACACATAGAACTCTTCGCGTCCCATCCAAAACACGTTGTCATTAACCGCAATAGCGCACAACGGACTTGCTGTAGTAATGTTTTCTGAAACGGTGTTAATACCAAATGTAAATGGCGGTCCAAGAAACTGCATGGCGTGTAGCGATACGTCTGTAAACACTAGAACCTGTTGTCTGGTTTCAACAGCGGTTACAATCTCGGAACCAGAACCAATACGCAAATCACCCGCTGTATTAGTGGCCTTGGCTGACCAATCTGTCAGGCTTTCTTGACTGCCAAAACGAATAAGCAAGGGGTCTTGTGTGCCAATGTCTGTTTCAGGGTCACAACCAAACGCTATAATGTGCCTGTCTTTGTCTGAAACCAATACCTGCTTTGCAATAGTTGGAATATTATCTGTTGCTGCACCTAAACTTGCAAGAGATACCGCCCTTGCTGTAACGCCGTTTGTTTTGTCCCAGTAGAATATACCTTCGTCACGAACGTTCATTAATAGGTCTTCGCCAAAGTTATCGTGGCTCCAAATACGAAGAGTATTGCCGCCAGCCGTGAGGTCCGAGGCTGAGTCCCACGTACCGCGACCCCAAGTGCCTGCGCCCCAACCCGTACCTTGAACAGAAGTATCCAGCCCTGTGTTAATCTGGTATGCGCCCACAGAAGAGCCGCCGCCATTACCGCTGTCGCTTGTGTTAGCAAAAACAAATGTTGGGTTTAGTCCAGAAGTTGTAGTTATTTCAGAAATAGTTGCTACAGCCCTAGCTTCTATTTGAAAAACGGTAGCACTGACAACGTGCGTTACTTGATACTCTTGATTTAAAACGTCCGCGATAATCACGCCGCCAAGGGTTGCCGCGCCTGAGAAAGTTACAAAGTCGTTTTCTAACGCGCCGTGACCATCAGAATCTGTAACAGACAGAGTACAGCACGTTACCGCTACACCATCGTTATGTGACGCCGCTGTTGTTCCGTTAACGCCGCGCTCACAGCCCGTCAGTGTGGCAGTGCTTATGGCACCATAGGTTATTTGCTCTGAGCCTATAAGAATACGTCCGCCACCTACTGGAAACCCACTGGCGCTATCCAGAACAATAGACTGCGCGGTAGCACTAATAGCCCCGTCTAACGTGTCAGCACCCGCTGCAAACGTGACGGCAGAAGACGCCACCCGTAGTGGCGTAATGTCTTTATACGCGCCGCCTTCACTAATGTAGTATTTAAGCCCTGTGCCTACACCAATATATTTCTCACCAGACAAGGCAACCCACGGGTGCAGCGCACGGCACGTTCCAAGAAAAGCGTTGTCTGAGTTTTTAACCCAACCGCCTATTTTTTCAGGAAACCCCATGCGAAACCGTATTTTATCACCATCAAACCAACCGCCCTCGTTACTATACGAAGTGGTTTCTCGGTTAATTCCGGGCTTAAACTGTAACTTTGTTAATGGCATAACACCCTCACGATTGTGACCCGTAAATAGTACCGTTGTTCGTCAGTGTAAAACTATTGCTGTTGGATTCAATTCCCTTGCCGCCTGCGCCACCGGGACGAGTTTCTGGCGACCCCGGATTGCCGTTAAAATAGCCATCACCACCGCTTGCGCCCCAACCGCCGCCGCCGCCAGCATAGCCGCCAGCTTGCCCACCGCTACCGTTTGAACCTGCATTTCCAGCCGAGCCGCCAGCACCGCCGCCGCCGTTTCCGTTTCCGCCTGATCCGGGCAAGATACGACCACCAGCACCGCCTTGACCCGCGCCACTATTGGTTAGCCCAGCACCGCCTCCGCCTGCGCCACCACCAAATCCCGGCTGTTCGCCTGTTCCATTGCTACCCGCAGCGTTTAAAACTCCGGCTGTACCGCCAGCACCGCCGCCAGCACCGCCGCCACCCAGACCATTTCGCCCTTGTCCTCCACCACCGCCGCCGCCAGCAATATAGGCTCCTGAATAGTTTATTATCGTAACACCCGAAGCAGTAATGGAGATGGCGTCACCACCATTTGTCCCGTTATTTTCTCCACCTTTACCTATAATCTTGCCGTAGTTTTCTATAGTTGCGTTTGGGGTATCTACAATTAAACCTGCTGTACTCGTCGAATCCGACCATACCCAAAAGTCTTCGGGAATAATTAAAGTTCCGTTGGTCACTATAAAGCTGGAGGTCGTAACTTCCTGTCGGTTGCTTTGACTATTTATTAAAGTCTCAGACGTAAGCGTAACTGTGCCGCTTCCACCCACGCCAAACCCTAGTATGTCATATCCAAAAGAAGTCATTAGGCATCATTCTTTGCGTCTGTCGTGTAAAACAGTTTTATCCCTAAAAGCCTTGCGTCTCCTGTTTGATCGTCTGCCGATACGTCACGCATAATCTGAAAGTATGTCTGCGTATCTACCGCTGCACTTGCTACAGTAACCGCGCCACTTACCGCAGAAACAGTCATGTCGTTGGACGTTCCGCTAAAGGCTTTTGCCGTAGCTACCACGTTAGTTCCAAACGCCGTGTTGATAGAAACATCGTCAGCGATAGATACGCCTGACAAACCCCAAGCTACGGTGCCGTCATCCGTTCCCGTCACGGTCCAAAACGCTTGAAACGTAATGGTTCCTTCGTTCCAAGATTTGGGAAAGCACACGGTAAACTGCGCGTTCTCATCAGAGCTTGCATCAAAGTCCAACACCCTAAGTTCAGGGCCGTTAGAAAGTTCTACTTGATCCAAACCCGAACAACCGTTCGTAGTGTTGGGAGCCATTGCACCCGCTGGAACATAAATGGTTTCTACACCCGCGACCTTTACCGCTGCGGAGTTGTTGGTCAACGCCCCTGCAACGTCACCCGCCCCCGATATATCTAACGTTGCTGCGTCTAACTCACCTGTAAGCGTCAGGTTACGCAGGCTTGCCACATCTTTGTTGGCATCAGCCGTAACCGTCTTACTAGCAACAACCGTACCAACCGCAGCGCCTGTGTCATTGTAGTTTAACTCCGCCGCAGTAGAAGTTACGCCGTCTAAAATGTTTAACTCGGCAGTGGTAGAAGTTACGCCGTCAAGAATGTTTAACTCGGCAGTGGTAGAAGTTACGCCGTCAAGAATGTTTAATTCAGCGGCGGTTGACGTTACGCCGTCTAATATGTTTAACTCAGCGGCAGTCGCAGTAACGCCGTCCAATATGTTTAATTCTGCCCCTGTAGACGTGACCGTTGTTCCTGCCAGTTTTAAAGCAGAAATAGCCGTTGTTCCTGCTAAGTTAGCGTCTGTTAGAAGATCGTACACAATAGCGTCACTACCACCGCCATCGGTAGCAATCATCTTTACTTCGCCTGCCAGAACAGCCACGTTGGCCCCTGATCCTTGAGAGAAAGTCAGCGTTGCACTTGTCGCGTTCTCAATCATCCAAACTTTAGAAACGGTGTTGGGCGCAAGCGTGACCGTGCAAGCCTGACCACCG